TTAGCAAGTTGCTGATTTTGTAATGGTGCATACCTGCTACCAACAATACCAAGAATATTCCCATTGTCACTTCTTCTTGTAGCAAACCCACCTGTTGCTATATTACCATCTTGTGTATACAACTGCTCTTTGTTAACTGTCCAACAAAGTTGACCAGAATAAAGAAGGTCAAATATTTTCTGCTCTATTGTTTCCATAATTTGTTTTTGCTTTTAAGTCTTTTACAACTACAACTACTATCAAAAAAATCCACAGTAGAGCTATTATAAGATCTACAATTTTTTTATTCCTAAAATAAAATATTTTTATTTTTGATAGTAGTTGCATAATACATTAATTTAAAACTGACTAATTACTGATATACGACCTTCTTCATCAGCACCAAGATTATCTTGTGCCCATTTGATTGCCTCTTCTTTTGTGGCAAAGTAATCCACATTTGTCCACTCATCTCCATTACCATCTTTTATGTGGTTGATATTTGGTATATCAACAGCAAAATGCAGGTAATCCTCATAGTTAACACATCCTTCTTTTTTCCTATCCTTATTCCACTTAGGTAGTTGTGGTTCACCTGTAAATCTTATTTGTGGCTCTTCTATTTGATCTTCACTCACACCTATCACTTCAAGTATGTTGTGATCAAGATCTGGGTCATAAGACCAACCCATATACCTAAAGAACTCACCTTCTGTAAGTCCTGACTCTTCCATTGTTAATTCGGATTCTTCTCTTGGGTCTTTGTTATCCGGAAATTCTGCTCTGAAATACTGCTTATAATTTGCACCATCCCGGTACAGGATATCATAGATCATCTTTCACTGTTTTTATTTTTTCTTCCAGTTTTTTAGAAGTTGCTACACTGGCACATGCATCAATTACCTGATGTACCCACTGTTCAATAAATTCTTTTTTCTTGTACCAGTTGCTTCTCCTCTGTAGTTCATCTACTACTTCTTCTATTTTTAGCATGTTTTTTATTTTTTTGGTATTCTTTGTAAGATGTAATAATCAAGGGTGTTCCAGGTAATACCGTAGTTGCAGTCATGGCTGTCAATCATTTCTTCAAGGTCTTCCTGTGCTTCATCTTCTGTGTATAGGTCATATCCATGTGCTTCTAAAGCCCTGTCTAAAAAGTCTTCTGCTTTCCAACGTATACTTTCTTTGGCTGCCTGTTCATACTCATCTATGATAGGCTGTATCTCTTTCATAAAAAGACATACTGAAGTTGGATCAGGTAATTCTTCTGTGAACCTTATGTAAATCTGTTCTATCCTTTCATTCAAATCACTGTACATTTTGCTCAGTTTTTAGTTCTTTTATTACCGGGCCCTCTTCTTCACTTGCAAACTCATAGTCTATTTCGTAGACTTTGTTTGTCTGCTTATTTACTACATTCCATACCCAGTCATTACCATGATCCTGCAGCATGTCAAATGCTCTTTCTACTACTGCTTTCATTCTTTCTTCTTCAGTAGGAAAAAGCTCTTCATCCACTTCATCAGTAATGGTCCAGGTAATATCATATGTTGCCATAGTTATTCGTGTTCTGTATTAGCTGCCAGGTAAGCCTGCATGAATTCTTTCTTTGCTTCTTCAAGGTTGTGTGATTCAACCGGTTTACACCAAGTACCACTTCTTTCTGCATGCTCTGCCAGGCTGTAAACAATAATTTGATTGCTGTATCTGTTGTATCCCAGGTAGTAAGTCTTCTTTTCCATTGTTATATTAACTGTTTGTTTTTGAAATGTGTAATTATTGGCTCTGGGCCATATTTTTTATAAAGATCTGCTAAATCTTTTATTCCTTCTTCTAAATATTTATCAGGTACATTAATGTGCCTAAATCCATATTTTTTTGTTACTAATAAGCTTGCTTTTTTACCTGCTGGGTCACTGTCATAGTTCACTACTACTTCCTTTCCGGAAAGAGATTCTACAAACTCTTTTGTGTAACATAACTCAGATTCATTTTGAACATTAACCAGTGTCCACCCAGGTAAAAGACTACTAAGCACAAGTCTGTCTTTTCTTGCTTTTGTAATCAATACTTTACTGGCACTGGCTATAGCTGCTTTATTCTCCACAATAGTCATGTCTACATTACCTTTCCATTTGTTTTCCTTACTAGCAAATGGTCTGTAAATCTTCCATCCTACACCGGGAAACAGATAACCAAAACATAGCTCTCCTTTTTCCAGGTCTTGTTTGAATCCATTCAGTGACCACTCTTTTACAGAGTATATATCTTCTGCTTTGCATCTCTCAGGTGTGATGCCAAAAGAAGCCCAGTACTCAGCTTCTGCTTTTGTGAACTTACTCTTGACAGTACACCTGATGATTGTATACCTTTTTTGTTCCAGCACCGGCTTTGTGTAACTACTTACCACCCTCTCACAACTCTCACACCCACCTGCACCACTTATGCCAAAATCTTTGGCTACCTTTTCTATGGCCTCTTTATAGCTGATACCAAATAACTGCTGCACTAATGCTATACAATCACCATGGTAAGTAGCATCACCCATATCATTATGGAATAGCCGGCCATCTTTCATGTAAACACCAAAAGAAGGATTGTTATCTTTTCTAAAAGGACTGCTGATGTTCCCATTGACCTTAAACTCTCCCAGGTAATACCTGTATATAGAGTAATCATCTGTTTTAGCAAAGATGTCCTCAATTTGAATTATCGGCTTCTTCTTTTCCAGTTGCATATGATGGTTCTTCTGGTTGCTCTTCTTTAGAAAACTGACAAATTAACATAAAATAATTGTCTTTTATACTAAAAAAGTTATTTGCCCAGTAGGGCCTGACTTCTTTCTTTACTCTCATCTGTCCATTAGCATCTATATAACTTTCAATATCATAAAGATCTGACACATGAACATTTTTTGTATCTTCTTTCCAGGCTGCTTCAGCTAAAGCTATTGCAAGGCCCTCAACATCTATTGTCTTATATTCTTTCTTTGTATATTCCATAAGCCTTCAATAAATCTATAACTTCATCTATACATTCTCCGTCTGTTTTCTCTTCTCCATCCTGGTTAATAATCTCACTTAGCTGATTACCAAGATCATCAACTAATATATTATTATCTGACACAGGATTAATTGATGAAAGATATATACCAGACTCTTCAACCCATCCCATCTCTTGTATTATAAGAGATTCTATACTATCTGCATATTCATTTTCTTCACCTACATCTATACCATTGTATCTACGTAGTTTATCTTCAATTACATTTATTTCAATCAGATATTTTGCCATCTTCTTTTGGTTTTAAATACTCATCCAATACTAACCAGAGATCATCAAGTTTAATAGCTTCTTCTGTATCTTCTAACTTATCATCCCATAAAGAAACAGAGAGCTCCACTATTTTAGAGCTCATCTGATCATATTCTTCTTTACTTAACCGGTTGGTCATACTATGCTTTTTGAATACGTTCCATGAACTTCTTCACCAGTGCATCATGCTCCCTTTGGAACTCTACTATGATATCCCGGTTTGCTTTGCTCATATTACCTGGTATTTCACCCATAGTTATACTATCCAATATCCGAATCATGTCAATCTTCTCCTGCATGTTTTTGATAAAGTCTTCAGTGCTCTGAAGCTTTACAAATGCTTTACCATCTGATAGTCTACGTTGCCTTGTCTTCTTCTCAATAGGTGCATTTTCTGTACCCATAATTACACTACCTATTGTAGTTGCCAATTCTTCTGGTGAAACTGTGTCTAAACTTGCTGGAAATACTGATTCTGTACTCATTTTTTTGTTTTTGTTTGTTTAAAGATTAAAAATGGGAGAGGCTGTTACCCCTCTCCCTGGGTTGTGAAATTAAAAGTCTGTATCATCCACAGGTGTATCATCTACCTGGATTATGTCATTAACTGCCGGTTTGTATGTATTTGGGTCAAATGTCTGAAGAGCACCAAGTACAGTAGGTTCCTTATAGTTCCACTTGTCAAAGCTTTCTTTCCACTTCTTCAGGAAAGTATTACCTGTATAGGCCCCGGTAGTAATACCAATGTTTACCTGCTTCATCATATAGCCGGACATAAAGCCACCATACATCTTCTGGAATGTTTTACCATCATCATCTACTTTAGCAGTAGCCAGGCACACAACATCACCTATGATACTGTCTTCCTTAGAGGCCCGGATCATAGAACCAAACTCATCCTGTACATACTTATCAGGATTTGCAAACAGCTTCTTTGTATCTATGAAGATACTATTCTGCTCATCTGCATTCTTCTTTTTGTCATAGTAGAAGTTGACCTTGGATTGTTTCCAGTCATTACCTTCACAGCCAAACATAGCCCTCATGAAAGTATATAAAGAAGCTTCACCCTGGATAGCCTGCCTCAACTTACAAGGTGAAATAGGCACCCATTTTGTTTTGTCCTCTTTGTCTTTCTCTGTATAGAACCTGAAGCTCTCCCACAGATTCTCTTCAGAATCAGCATATTGGTTTATACCTGTTTGGTTTACAAACTGCTTTTTGTCACCACCCTTGTTTAATGCTGGCTTGTTGATAAGCATAAACTCTACTGGGAATTTATCTTTTCCTTCAGTTTCCAGCCAGAATTTGATTCTGACATAATCATCCCCACCAGCTTTTGTTGTACCATGATAAGAGAACTCATCTTTGTCTCCATCATTTTCAAATCCCAGGATATCAGATAGTTCCTGCCTTGTTGGATTGACACATAACACCTTACCTTTAAAGAAGCCGATTTTCACATTGCTTTTGACTTCACTTTTTTTTAGAATCATACACTTGTTTTTAATTGTTACTAATTGTTGTTACCCTACTCTTCTGTTTTAATAAATATCTTATTCCAATCCAGTTCTCCAGTGTAGCCCAGCAGATGCTTGGCCCGTACACCACCTATTTTCTGACCATCACCTATAAAGGAAATCATCATTTTACCATCTTCATTCCATACATTAGCTATGGCATCACATAGCCTTGGTATGATGTCTCTGGTTTTACCAACTAAAGCAAGATCTTTGACCATTACTTCTTCTCCGTTCTTATTGGCTACCATTTTATCAGCAACATGGCAAACAAATATGGTACATATTCTGCCCAGATCTTTCAGAGCATCATATATATCCATAATAGCTTCCCTTGTATACCGGTAACCATAGCCATTACCCAGGGTTAGTACACTTTCATAGTTAGGATTTGATGGTTTTATTATATTGCCAGCTTCATCTCTGTTGAATTTCTTGCCAGTAATAGAATGCATATAATTGTAAGTACCAACCCACTCAGCATCCATATCCAGCTGTGATAAGGTATCAATAGCTACATAATCATAAGGCTTACCTGCTTCTTTAATAGTAGCTGCCAGTTCTTTTAACCATTTGAATTTGCTTACAGGCCCTGCATTCTCAGGTGGCTGCATAATCATGCCATCAATAAAAGCACTACCATTTTCTACATCAATAATTAAACAGTTGTTTAATTTTGACAGGGCTGTGGTTTTTCCTGTCTTGGGTTTGCCGTAAATAACCATTGTCTGGGCATTTACAGTTTTTGCTTTCTGTACAGTTGTGGGGAGAATTATACCTTTCTTCTCTGCACCACTTTTTGTTTCACTCATATGCTGTGTTGTTTTTTACTGTAAAAAATAGGCACCAGATAAAACAGAGCTGTATATATCTTCTGTCATCTTGTCCCTGTGAGGCAGCTCTTTAAACATGCCTGTGGCCCCATGAAAAGCACAACCTACTCTTATTGAATCCTCACCATAGGTATTCTTAAGAATCTTTACACTTCTAAAGTGCTTGGCCCCTGTTTCTTTGTTTACAAGCTTATTTGCATCATACCCAGGTACAGTAGTGTTGTATCTTATAGGGTCAAACAGACTCATAATGACATCTGCTGCTTCACCTGGTGCACCTGATTCTTTTATCTGGTCTACGGTAGGCTCAAAAGAATCCATTTTCTGATATTGCACACTGCCCAATTCTCTGGTTATCTGTGCTACAAACACAGGTGTATAGCCAAAGAAGTCTCTCCATTCCTGAGCATACTCTGTAAGCTTATCAATAGCTTCCTTTTTGGTGGTATACCCTCTTTCCATCCTCACCAGACCAATATGATCCACTATAGGTATCACCAGCTCATAAGGATTGTTAGGAATATACACCTTATTGTACTCAGACACCTGCTCTATCTTCCCTCTTTCCTCAGCAAACTTTTTTATGAACTTATAACTGCCGGTAGGGTTATCAGCTCCTTCCTTGATTATTACAAACTCACACAGCTCATTGATATAATCCTCATACATCATAATCAGGTCATGTTCATCCGGGGTTAACCGGTTGTTAGACCACCATCCTAACATCTTTCCTATAGGGATGAGTTTACCATGATCTTTGAAAATCTTTCTTGCCAGCCACTTTGTCTTGGTATAGATTTTGCTCCTCTCATAAGAGAAAAGAATAGGAGTTATTTTAAGCTTTGTTGTATGCTTATTCTCCATGTACCAATCAAAAGGATTAAGTATCCATGCATCATGCACAAGAGAGCTTTTACCACTACCAGTTGGCCCAAAGACCAGTGTCATGATTTTCTTTCTTATACTGACATACTTATTGAGCTTGGTAAATCCCATAGAAACACTATGATTTCTTCCTTCTTTACCAGCTTCAATTTCCTGTAGTATCTGCTCAAACTCTGTGCTCATATGTCTAAACTAAAGTTTTCTGTATTGGGCTGTTGTGTTTGTTCTTGAACAAGCTCCTCTCCAATGTAGTAATTAAATCTACCAGAGTTAAGATATGCTGCAGAAGCTTTCATGTATTGAAAGTCATTATAATCAGACTTTGTTTTGCTATACCTGTCCCATGTTGCTTGTTTTCTTTGTTGTACTTCTACTTTCAAAGCATGCAACAACTGTTCATCAGTTACACCATGTTTCTTCTTAGCTTCTTCATAACACCTGTAAGTAGTTGCCTTATCTTCTCTTAATATCCTGGTAGCTCTAAACTTTACACCATTAAAATCAAATGTTGCTGTTGCCGGGTATGTACACCACCAAGTCTCAAACTCTGCTGAATATTCTTTATTAACTTTTTCTTTCTTAGGCCTGTATTGATTAAACCAGTCTTCATAACCACCTTCAGGATTTACCTGCAGAAATGCTTTGATATTATTGAATTGACTAAGTGTAACTGGCATGTTACTACATTTTGAAAGGGTATGCAATATACACTGAAACCCTTGATTTTACAAGCTTTTTGATACATATTTCTTAATCAATGTGAGCCCTAGTGAGACCAGTACTCACAGATGTTTCCCGTTGCTCCCATCTTCACTTTTTTGCAGAATAAGTTGGCACCTTCTATCATTTTATCCTCTAATACTTTGAGTCCTTCTTCTGCCATTTCTTTAACTACTTCTGAAAGACACTCATCATGTACCAGAGAAGTTAGATAGAGTTTATCCCTCAGATTATTCTCTATTTGATACCTTCTAAACAGCACACCTGCCATCTTAGTTTGTGAACCAGCCAGGCCCTGAATAGGATAGTTTTGTGAGCATCTTTCTATACTGCCTTTAAGCTGATAGTATTCACTCCACATACCTTTTAGTTCAGGATTATCTTCTGTGAGTTTCTTACGGAATTTTACTTTCTCTTCCTCAGGTAAGTCCTTGTAGTCTCTTGGGTAGTACTTGGTGCATTGCTTCCTTACTTCTTCCATCCTTTTGTGATCAGGCTCCCAGTATCTCCTATCAGGTACAATGTCTACATATCCCCATTTAACAGCTTTTTCTCTACCTGCTTTAAAGTAATTGTCAAGAGCCGGGAAAGCTTTCATGTAACTGTCTATAAACTCCTGGGCAACATCTTCCTCTACACCAAAATCATCTTTAAGAGTATGTGCACTGCCACCATAGGCTATTTTAAAGGATATACTTTTAGCAGCATTTCTCTCATCAGGATGTGTCTTCTTGGTAATTATAAGATTAGGATCATTCCTCATTAGTGAGAACATCTTAGTAGCTGTAAAACAATGGTAGTCACTGCCATGTATAGGATGACCATCATTAAAGAAATTAATCATAGCTTCATCACCTGATACTTCTGCCAGTACCCTGGATTCCTGTGAGCTATAGTCAGCATTAAGTAGTGCAAAACCATCAGGTGCAATAAATGCTTTTCTGTAATCAGCCTCAGCAGGAATGTTCTGCAGATTAGGATTCTTACTACTCATACGGCCGGTGTTTATTATCTGCCGGTAAGAGCTATGCAATCTACCTGTTATAGGATGTACATACTTCAGGAAGTCTTTACCAAAAGTAGTGCATGCCTGCTCTGAAGTTTTGAACAACAGATAATTAAGTATCAAATCTTTTTTAGGATCTACTATGTCTGTTTCTTTACCTTCACTGTAGAATTCTTTGTACTTGGCAGGTAAGAGCTTGAGTAGTGCTTTGGCACCTACTGTATACTCTAGGTATTTGGTGCTCTTACTCTTTTCCTGTGGACAATACCCTAATTCTTTCATCAAAGCTACCACCTGCTTACTACTAGACCACTCAATAAGACATTTTGGATTCGGGTCAAACAAATCAGGGGGGCTACAAAATTTACTATTGTTTTTAAAATTCTGTATTACCCAGTCATCCAGTTTTTTCTTCCTGCTATTAAAGACTACAAGATTTTTGTCATAGGTATTCAACCACTGTTGTTTGTCAAAAGTTATACCCTTAAGCTCAATATCAGCAAGAACAAGACAGAACTCATTCTCTATATCTACCACCTGCTTTGGATTATACCCCATATACCCAAGCCTTTGTCTTTTCCGGATTTCTATAGGGTAAAGAATATCATCTGCACCATAGAGAATCTGTGCTTCTGTGAATGGCCTGTCTCCTATAGTAAGGAAACCCATCCTGATGGATTTGTCTATGTATGCTTGTTCATCTTCATCATCATCCTCACTTCTTTGCTTGAACAAA